GAGACATTCTCATCATGCTTGCCCTTGAAGTAACCACTCCCAAAAGAAATGGTTACAGACAAGACAAACCCCAAGATTACCCAAGGGTTAAAGATACTCATGGCGTAGGTGGCTCATCGTTGTCAGTGGCTTCAGCCTTAGCACTGGCATTGGCAATAGCCTTTACACCAGAACGACCTGCTACACCACCCAAGACACCAGTGATAAATACCATGATGGTGCTGATCTGTTGCGTGTAAACCTTGTCAATTGCCGCCATAGCACCATTCATAGGCTGAGTGACAAAGGAGACTGAGTACAAGAACATACCCATAGAAGCCAACAGAATAGTCACCAAGACCACGATAACGAATGCCCATACCCTGACCTCGATCTCGTCTGCGGTCAAACGGTTGTTTTGCTTGTATCCAATGGTTGCCATTACTTTTTCTCCTCTGGTTTAACTAACATCTCTGGGCAAGTACCTGTAGCGGTACAAATCGGTGGCTTACATTCATCTTTTCCCCAATTCAGTGGGTCTTGGCAAGGATAGCGAAATCTATCAGAACACCCTGTCAAAAACAGGATTGTCGCTAATAGCATCAGGCTCTTTACGATTTTTATCACGCTCTTTCCTTTCAATGCGTTGTTCAATCTTCTCTAACTTCTGCAAAGCACGTTTAGCTTCATGCTTTGTCTCCAAGATGTCCCAGTACAGCATTCCACCCATAGGGAGCAATAGGGCGATAAGTACGCAACAAGCAACCCACCCCATGATTTCCTCTCCTATCTCTTGACGAACAGAAACCACATCCATATGTAAAGGAGGAGAATTGCCGTTCCCACTAGGTACGCTTCTTTTAGCATTAGGTTTCGTTTTGCTTCCCGCCGCCGCCATTGCTTGTACCTCTCTTTGGACTCCTCTATCAGTCTGGCTTCTTCTTGCTCCTTTTTGATGATGTCACGCATCTCAAAGACTGAACTGTACAAAGCGCCCATCTCAGGAGGGCTGTGGTAAACCATAGTCTCCCTGATTTGGACAATCAACCTGTCCATCTCCTGTTGAGCCATCACTCGTTTGAGTGCCGCCTCCATGTGGTTTTGATCTGGGTCGTAAACTGTTTTAGACTTTTCTTCTTCTTCTCTAATGTGAGCTTCCAACTGTTCTTGAAGTTTGAAGAACTCAGTGAGGTTTTTAACGATGTCAACTTTGACTTGAGTTTCGTTAACAGCAACATAGTCAGACTTTTTAGTGTTTGCAACAGGCTTAACAGCTTTAGGCTTGGGACTAGAGCCAAAGAAACTGCTAAGTTTCGACCAGAAACCTTGAACCTCTCTACCAATAGCGATAACTTCATCAGCAGTGGCTTTGATCTCGACAAAAGACTCTTTAGCTTGCTTGTAAAGGTCACAGCCAGCTTGGATGTTCTTGACAAGGCCAGCAGCAAGTAGGCATAGACTGATTGGGTCAATGGTCTACTCCTTATTGAGGGGTGAATTGATAGTAAGGCTCTGTGTTTGGCTCAACAACTTGGCTCGGACTTATGGCAGTAGAACCACCAAAATATCCTGACCGTAATGCACCCATACCCAATGCCTGACCAAAATCAGATAAATCCTCTGGTTTGACAAATGACTTCAAATCAACTTCTTCGCCTTTTTTGCTCAAAATTTTGGTTGATGTATTCAGGATTTTGTCTACACCATTCTCATCAAGAAACAGCTTTCTATGGGCTTCTCTTGTTGACTCATCAATATTGCTCTTGCCAATCAAAGCCATAATCCTGAAAGCCTTATTGAACACGCTAGAAATTTGATTGACTGCAATACCAGAGATTTGTTGTGGACTTACACCACCAGTAGCCCTTTCTATAATTGATGTTTCTTTTACAGCGGCAGCACGAATATTCAAATTGTCAACATTCACCTTGTTTGCCAAACGAGCAACATCAGCCAATGACATCAAGTTGTTAACGTGCTTTTCACCAAAAACCTGAGTGAAAGTATCTTTATTTGCATCAAGATATTTCATAGGATTTTCGGCAGAAAGCATTTTGCCAACTAAACCATTTTTAACGGCAAGTTTGACGTTTGTTTGCTCATCAGAAGACAACTTTTTAAGGTCAACAAAAAACTTGTTTCTGTAGCCCTTTCCTGTAGAGCCAGTCATCTTTGAAACAATGGTGTCAACACCACCAGCATCGTAGTCTGACAAGAAACTTTGACCCAAACGAGTCCTTGTTTCTTTGGCGGCATCATCTATAGCCACCTTCTCAGAAGACAGATATTGACTCTTGATTGTTGCATCGTTAAGTCTTTGTTTCAGGGCAGGCAGTTGATCTACTATGTCGCTGTAACCGCCATTGTTGCTTGTCTTGCTTAACAATGATTGGAGTTTTGCAGGGTCAACATAACCATTCTTGTCTAATGATTGGTTATACATCTTAGACATAACAGCCTTTTCAGCCAAACCAGTTCCTTCTTCTCCAGCAACACGCAAAAACTGTGTCATGGCAGTTGGACTTGTGGCAATCAACGGCGCAATCTTTTCAGAGTAATCAAGAGAACTGATTTTCTTAACGGCTTCAGCATTTCTAAAAGGAATGCCAACTTTATTGAAATAATCATTGTCTAAGTTAGACATTGCTTCACCAAAAGGCATTTTTTCACCTCTCAGATCAACCTGAATATCGCCACTTGAGTTTTGTACCTTGTTTAATGCTTCATCAACATTGGTCTGCAAAAGGCGCAATTTATCTTGTCTATTAGGGTCACGAGTCTCCCTAATATCTTGAGCAACACGCCTTTTTAAGGAATCAAGACTAGTGATGTCCATGCCCATAGTCAAGTCTGGTGCAGTTGTAGCTGGCAACATTGTTCCAGCTTCTGTTGGTGTAGCCTGTCTACGCATTGCCTTGAATTTAGAAGATTGTTCACGAACCAACTTCAACAATGGAGCTTGTTTAGCCCAAGGGTCGCCTTGAAACAAATCTTCTGCTGTACGCAACAAATTTTGAGTGTCTTGTGCTGATAACAAAGCACCTTGATTAGATGCCTGACTCAAGATTGAATCGTATTCAGGTGAAAGTGCGGCTCGTGCGGCTTTCTCTTTGGTTAAAACAAGATTTTGGATAGATGTACCAATTTCTGATGGCTTGGTAGCACCAGTAACATCAAGATTTGATGTAATCTTGTCTAATTGATTGTTGATAAACTTAATGCGCTGATCGAGATCAACCTCTTTTTCTGCAATCTTTGCTTTGCCAGAAGGTATTTCTGCGCTAGGAGCGGGATACAACTCAGAAGATTTTTTGCCAACAGCAATCTTTAAATCAGCATACAGCTTCTGTAGTTCAGCCGCAAATCCAACATCATTTCTTGCAATATCTTCTAACTTTGTTCTGAGGGCAAGATTGTCTAATCCAGTAACTGCCGCAGCGCCTTTTTCTCCAGTTACAAAAACAACCCTATCCTGAATAGATTTAAGTCTTTGTTGTAGATTTGGGTCTGCTTCTAAAGCTCTTTCAACAAGGTCTTTAGCTCTAGATGCGCCTTCTACATCTGCCAAGTCTTGAACATCAAAGTCTTTAGGGTTAAACCTTGCTTGAGCCTTGTCAAACAATACTTGACCAACTTTTGAAGTTAAGCCTCCAAAAAGCAAAGCAGAACTTATCCCGACTATTACTTGACCTGTAAGACCGCCAACTTGACCACCAACCTCACCACCAGCTTCACCAGCCACACCAGCCACACCAGCAGTTCCAGTAGAAAACAGCGTTCTTCCAGCTAATCCAAGGGCTGATTTAGCGCCACCTAAACCAAACAAATTTAATGGGTCTGCCGCAGCCTCAACACCAGCACCAATGTATCTTTGCAAACCAGTGGCAGGACGCAAGTTTGGATTTATACCAAAAGTTCTTTGAATAGACTCTGGCGTTGTTGCCTCTAGCTCTGGTTGAGAAGGAAATGCACCAGCAAATGTCCCTGTTTGCATTGCGCTACCAGAACCAAGCAAAGAACCAATATTGGTCAACCCTATTTGAGCACGATTTAACAAATACTCTGACATTGTTGGTGGAGTCGGCTCATCACCAATCATTTGCAATGGTGGTGGTATTTCTTCCGCAGGAGTTGTTGGAAACGCATTTGTACGCATAGATTGAGCTATTTCTGCCAATCTACGAGCGTCATCTGCATTTCCAGAGGCATCGGCATTACGCAATGCTTCAATAACTTCGTTATAAGTTGCCATAATTACCTCAAGGTTTTGGTTTCAAGTACTTGTTTATCAAATCATCATCTGAAGATTTTGCAGTTGGAACTGGTGTCTTACCGCCTTGTGGATTTACTAATTTAAATTGAGACAACTTTTTATCTAGTTGTTGAATGCTTGTTTGATAATTTGGCGATTTATCGTAACCAAGTTGTGCAGCTTGATCTTCAATAAATTTCTTTCTTTCTATCAATGCGCCACGATACAAAGCAACAGCAAATTGTTCTGCTTGTTGTTTCGTAACATCAGTTTTCTTGCCTGTAAAGAATCCAACAACATCTTGCGACAATCTGTCGGTTAATCCACCAGTTCTGGCATAACGAGCAATGTCCTGATTAGACATATTCTTACCCTCGCCAGTCAACTTTGCAATTGCAGCGGGTAAAGATGCGGCAGAAAAGCTGTTTTGAGTAGAGCTTCTAATTGTCTCGATTGCTGTTGGGGCATCAGAAATAATTGTAGATGTTCTATCCATCACAGGGTCTTTGCTGATGTATTCGCTAAATTTCAACCAATCTTTAGGTTCTACTGGTTGACCAGGCAAAATCATTGCACCAGCTTTTGCTTTAGCTTGTTCAGATGCTTCAACAGCCTGATCAACTTTTCCAGCTTCTTCTGGAGTTAAATCGGCATAAGCTTTGCCATACATTGTCTTAGATTTTCTTTCTGCTTCTGTACCAAAAGCAATATTTCTTTCTTTTATTGGTTTTTCAATTAACTCCAAATCTGCAACATTTCCAGATGTTTTGTATACACTCAAACTAGCAGGTGTGTATTTACCAGTGCGAACAAGTTGTTCAAATGGTTCAGCACCTTGTTTTTCTCTTAATCTTTGCTGTACAAGAGCCATTTCACTCATTGCACTACGACCAGCATCAGCAATAGCTATTGCAAATTCTTGGTCGCCAGCATCAGCAGCCATCTTTGCTACTTGCATATAAGAATTAGGATTGCTAGGGTCTAACTGACCCGCCAAAGCCTGTCTACGAGCAATCTTCTGTAACTGTGGGTCTTGACCACCCATAGCACCACCAATGCCACCACCCAATTGATAACCAGCTTGGCGCATACCAATAGCCGCTTGTTGGAAAGGATTCAACTGAACTTCATTAGCCGCCTGTTGACGGAACTGAGCCATCTGGTTAGCCTGATACTGTTCAGGAGATGTAAACAACCCTAAGATTTGACTTGTTGCCATTTTGTTTCCCCTTAAGCCACTTGAACAAGTTGACCATTGATGATTTGATACTTAGGTGCTGACGATTGAACACCAAACGCATTGTTAATCGCACCAGTAACCATTGGATTCTGAGCAATACCAGACAGCAAGTTACCAGAAGCAGAGTAAGCATTTGGTGCAGCCATTGTTTGTGCCGCACTAGTAATGCCTGAACTCAACAAGCTACCAGACAAAGTGTTAGCAGCAGTTGTTCTTTCGCCAATCGAAGTACCTAAATTCATTGGTTGTTGTGCCAAACCTTCAAGTTTTGTAGTTGTGTCCATAGCGGTAGCAAATGGAGCATATGCCGCAGTCTGACCAGAATAGTATTTGCCTTGCAAACCAGCACCAGTGTCAAACAGTCCAGCACCGTAAGTAATGCGGTTTCTAGCCTCTTGGTCAGCTTGTGCAGACAAAGCCAAGTTACTTTGAGCAATCGAGTTGTAGTAAGCCGCCATCTCAGGATTGGTAGCCATCAGGTTACCGCCTTGAGCCGTAGCCGCACCAGTACGACCTTGTTGGAACAACTTGTTCTGCAACAGTGCTAACTGATTCTCTTGGCTAGGAGCAAGCAAAGCCTGTTGTTTAGTGATGTAGTCTTGTGCCGCTTGTTCAGGAGACTTGGCAAGATAACCTTGGCCCAAACTAAACAGGCTCTGTGCCGCACCAGTCAAAGGCTGATAGGCAGTAGCGGCTTGTTCTGCTTGGGTCAAACCCTGACCAGCCAATGTAGACAGACGATTCTGATAGCCTTGAATCTCAGGGCTTGCAGAGTAACCAGCGCCAATCACATTGCCCTGTGCATCAGTAGCAAAGGCTGATTGACCAAAACGAGTGGTTACGCCAACAGGACGGAACTTAGCGGCATCAGCGGCAATCTGAGCAGCACGAACTTGAGCATCAGCTTGTGTTTGAGCCGCTTCTCTACCCTGACTTGCAATTTGACTAGAACCAGCACTACTGAGCAATGCCTGAACACCCGCAGAACCTAGTTTTCCAAGGGTATCTGTACTCAGGCCAGTAAAGTTAGAAACAGAAGATAGGACGCTAGGAATCAAGCCTTGTGAGGCCACAGTCGCAGATAATTGAGAAGGAGAAACAGCGGAATAGTTACCAGAAATTGCAGTTGTTGGAGTGGTAGTACCCCCAAACAAACCACTTCCTGAGACAGCTTGCGTAGCACCAGCAACTAAACCACCAAGAGCCGCATTTTGTAAGACTTCCGATGGTTTATCACCCGCAACTACACTTGCCGCCCCACTAAGAGCCGCCGCACCTACAACCGCCGCAGTAGCCGCACTAGCGCCAAGAGCAGAGCCAATTGCAGGGGCTAAAGGAGGAAAGACAATTGCCGCAACTGCCGCAATAGGCTTAATATTCTTCTTTAACCAATTACCAAATTTTTTCAGTCCCATATCATGCTCCTAATTCGCCAGATGCAAGCATTTCCTTGACCATCTCACCAGCGGCAATAAATACACCAACGACTTGGTAATCAATCTCTCCAGACATATCTGCTTCTTCAGCCAAGCCACTGTCAACAACAGCTTGTAAGAACTGAGGATACATAGCCTTGTCTTCCAAAACAGCTTTAGCCATCTCTCCAAGACGTACAAAGATATTAGGGTCTAGTCCTTCTTCAAGGATAGACTCCTTAACCATCTGCTTAACTTCAGCTACTTGTTGTGATGTTGCCATTATTCCCCCCAATTCTGAGTAGTTACAACTGTAATCAAAGATGGTACATCTGTACATCCTGTAATTGCAGTTACAAGCCTTGTGCATTCTGTGATGACTGATGCCCGATAAGTGACCGTATCTTCTGGAATATTCACGTTACGCTCAACCTTGCGGATAATCATCCAGTCAGACTGAGCCAACAGCTTGTTTGCAGTGTCCTTAACCTGTGCAATCCACTGATGTTTTAGACCATGCTGAACGTATGGCTCGCCTTCTTCTGGAGTAACAGTGATGTCGTCCAGTTGTTTAGGATTGTCTACGCCCCAATAGAAACGGTCGTCCCATGTTTCAGGGTCTGCCACCTCTGTGATGCCGATAGCGTTCTTTTCCTCAATAGAAGTCAGACGCAACCAGTTCTGTGGATAGGTTGTGCCATTGACCTCAAACTGAGTGTCTATTGGGAGTGGATTGCCGTTAAGTAAAAACATGGATTACCTCGCTAAAGAATTCTTGGTTAAGTATTGAATGGCTTTTTCTAGCAATTCTGTATTGTCCCGCATCAAGCCTAAAGCACGATTACAGCAGTCACAAAGCAAGCCACGAACTTTGCTTGTTGTATGGCAATGGTCTATGTTTAATCTGGTCTTATGCTGGTCTTTAGGTGGCTCTGCTTTACAAATAGCGCACTTGCCATCTTGAGCAAACAGCATTTCTTCATATTGTTTAAAGTCCATTCCATAACTGCGCTTCATGTGCAATTCAAGGTCATATTCTTTTGTTTGACTACGACCATGCTTGTATGCTGGAGCATCTTTACCTTTACGTAATTGCAAACAACCACATGACTTTGCTCTACCCATTGTCATTTGGCTAAAACCAACTATTTTTTTTGTTCCGCAATCACACATAACACGGTATTTGAAACTACCGTTTTTTGTACGCATATCAGTTTTTTCTAATAGCGTAAGCATCGCTATTTTTGTTCCTGATTGGTCTTGATGAAAGCGTCCTTGTGGCATGGTAGTCCTCAACGGGCGAGGGCAAATTTTGTTGGGTTTTCTGCAAAGGCCATGTAAATGTAAGTTTGTCCAGATGTATTTGCATAACCAAATGTGTTTCGTATTTTGAATCCATTGCTCAAAATGTCAAAGTTATAAGCCGCATTGGTATCTTCTGCGGCGCTAATGTTTGCGCCAAGCAATGAATTAGTTGAGTTAGACAAATTTCTTGATGTGTCAAGCAACTTCCAATCTTGAACAGAAGTAGCTGATTTCACCATAATAAACCTTGGCCTAAACCCGCAGAACACAAAAGGCCCATCAGCACTTCCATTGCCTGTGTAACTACCAAACTTGGAATAGCCTGCGACTTCTGAGAAGCAATAGGCGACTACTGTGTCAGCAGAAGCTGTTGAAACACCAACTGTTTGTCCAAAAGTAGTTGACGTAATTCCAGCTCCCCAGATGCCAGCAGAAGTAAGAGTTGCGCCAGTACTATTTAATTCTAAAAATTGTGATGTATCGTTTGATAAAGAACGATGCCATGTAGGCCATGTTGTTGATGCTCTGTTACGAACTTTTTGGATAACTAAAGATGGTCTGACACCTAAACCATGTCCAACGGTATATGCACCAGATGCGGGTGATGTATAAGTCACCACGCTAAAGCCAGCAGTGGCATTCACGCTTACAGTTGATGTGATAGAGCCAGCAGTGTTGGATGAGGATGTTGTGCCAGCAAGCCACTGCCAACCAATATAGGTAGCCGCATTGGTGTTCATCTTTGCCAATGCACCAACAGTAAATCCTGTACTACCAAAAGCCGTTAAGCCTGTTGCTTGCGTAGTTTCTGCGGCTGTACTGTTACTTACTAAATCTTTTGTTGTGCCTCGCACAGAGTCATAAAGCGCATGGTCAGTAGCACCACTTCTGCCTTTAACCCAAACAAAGTCAGGCTGGAACGAAATGCCATTAACAGTGTTTGCAATAGTTAATGCCGACCCTGTACCTGTGTAAGTAGTAGCCGCCATGTAATTAGCACCATTGCTAATAGTAGGCGTTGGCAGATTTTGGGTGTTCAGTGCAACAAAGCCTGTGGGTGGTGTGTAGGTAAATGGGCGTTGACCAAAGTTGACCGACATTGCGGTTGAACCAAATGGGCTTGTAGTATTGAATGTAATGTCAAATTGTGCTGAATTTGTTGGTATGTTGATTGAGCCTTGCGATGTGTTGTTCTTATAAAAAGTTACTGTTCCAGCATCCCTATCAACAGCAACCCCAATCACATCATTAGTAGTCCATGATGAACCATAAGCAGTTGTAGAACCGCCGACCTCTTTATTGCCATTACTGTAATAACGAACATCAGTTGATGATGTTGAATAACTTCTAATCCCTACAATTACAGTATTAGTGATTGTTGTGTAAACAGTTTCCCAATACCATTTCCCACTTTGCGGCACTTGGAAAGTGCAAGAAAAGACGCTTACGCCATAGGTTGTGCCCGAAGCGTTTAGATTTCCATTAGTTAATGAACCGTTCAACGAAATCGTATCTGGGTTTAGCGGATTCATCACGCAGTAATTACCCCGCCCATTCCCACCATCAGCAAACAGCGTAGGCACATCCAACATGGAGTCATACGTTGCACCAGCAGTCACGCTGATGTTGTTGGGTGTCCAGTTGTTACCGTTTCCTGAGTAGTCCTTGCCAATGGTTGTAGCAGTGTTGTTGCTGTTGTCGCTGAAGTTCAGATAGAAGCCGTTAGTGCCGTATGTACCTGTGTATTTCAAAGGTTGCCATACACCAGTAACAGTGTTTGTTTGACCAAACGATGATGGTGTCAGGGCTTGACCGTCAATGAAGTTGACTTCGGTTAGGTAGCCGTCAAGATAGGCTGTACCGTTTCCAAGTCTTCCAATGCTGTGAGAAACGGCAGTATTGACATTTGTGCTTAAATTTAATGGGCAATTTGTTCCTGTATATGAATAGGAAATTCCATTTACATAAATAATTACTCTATTAGTTGCTGTGGCTTGTGTAGTATCAACATATATAACAATGTGATACCAAGCTGAAGGGTCACGATATACCGCTGTTGTTACAACATCTAAAACCCAAGAAGTCCCATCATTGTAAGCAACATTAATAGCATTACTGCTTGTTCCAATCTGAAATCTTGCAGAAGGTGCGACATTTGTAGAAAACAGCGTAATGTTGGACGCTAGAGTTCCAAGTTTTACCCAAGAAGACCAAGTAAATTTTTGTTGATTTCCTGCAACGCTTGGTGTTCGATTGAAATAAGCACTTGCACTTGAACGCAGACGCACACTGCGGCTAATTTGATAGCCACTAGGCTTAGAAAAGAATAAGTCTTTGGATGCAAACATTATTGGAACGCCTGTGCAAATGTGCCGTACCAGTTTGTGCCATCAGCAAAGAACGTCAGGATGTCCCATCTGCTTGCTGTTGTGGTCAGTGTAGGTGCGCCATTGTTAGGCCACTTCACACTTGTAAACGTACCTGTAAAGCCGCCTGCACCACTACTGACAATCAACACAAACGACTTGCCAGCCGTTGCTGTGGGCATCGTAAACGTACAGTTACCAGTCATTGTGACGGTCTGCACAGTACCGTTAGTCAAGGCCAAGGTTTGAGATGTACCTGAGTTGCCAATAGCAACCACACTTTCAACATAGTTGGTAACTGTCGGGTTGGTCAATGTTTTGTTGGTAAATGCCTCAGAACCCGCCAATGTTGCCAAAGTACCAGTAGTCGGTAATGTGACGTTGGTTGCCGCAGTGCTAGTCAAAGTCAGTGAGTAAGCACCAGAAGTCACCAAACTAGCGCCATCAGCAATGGTCAAGGTGGCTGACGTTGCGGGGGCTGTCACTGCCACTTTGTTAACGCTAGTAGCAGTAGCAACACCCAAAACAGGAGTCACCAGTGTAGGACTTGTATCCAACACCATCTTGCCTGTACCAGTAACCGCCGCTGTTAAGGTCACACCGCCATAAGTAATGGTTGTTCCAAACGTGGAAGCGCCAGTTACTGACAGTATTGGAGTGGTTACAGTTCCAGTGAATGTTGGAGATGCCGTATCAGACTTAGAGTTGACAGCAGTAGCAATGTTGTCAAACTCAGTATTGATCTCAGTACCTTTGACAATCTTTAAAGGGTCGCCAGATGTCAGCGTGTCCTTAGTCGCAAAGTTGGTTGATTTTGTATAGTTTGTCATTTGTATCCCTTAAGTCAATCGACCATGCTTAGATTGAATCTCAATCTTTTGAATAGACAACTGAGAACCGTTGATGTCCATCTCATATCCAGTTTGAACAATCTTCCCAGAACCACCGCCATTGGCAACCAATGTCTGCAATGAAACACCCTCAGAATAGTATGCAACAACAGTAGCATTTGCACCATATTCAGCAATTCCATACTCAGATACACCTTGCGCTGGAATCAACACATTTTCAGACAAGTAGTTTGTCAGGAAGTCATATCCCCACTTGATCGTCACATACTGATTACTGCCGCCAATAATGATGACAGAAATCTTCTTAATGATTGATGTAATAGATGCGCTTCCAAGGTCAGCATGGTTGGTGTAATACGCCATACGATATGTAGCCGTATCGTCTTTATACCCTGCATATTGAGCAACGTAACCAGTCTTTCCAATCAAAACGTCACCATTGCGTTTAGACAAGAAAGACTTAGGAAGGATTGAATCCCATGTTGTCACACGATAAGAACCGTCTTGCAAAGCTACTTTTGTATCAAAGCAATAGACTTGCTGATTGATAGGCAAAGACAACAAATAAAACGCTTCTTTTTCTGAATGTACAGCCTTGATGTTTGCTAATACTTCGCTAGAAAGTTTCTTAGACAAGTCATTGCGAACATTCTTAGAAAAGTCACGCTCTGGTGCAGACTTCTCTTGAATTGTCCTCATCAAAGAACGAACACCACTGTTAGACAAGAATACAACGTCTGTACTTGTGTTCTGAATTGTGTCTCTAGCAATGCAACCAATGCTCTCAACAGTGTCACTCAATATCATGGTTGATGGGGAAGTTGCACCTGAATAGATCAGAATTTGACGCTTGCCAAAGATGAACAAGAATCCATTGTGTGCAGCCAAACCAGTTACTTCATCAGCACCATTAGGCCAAATATTGTTCACATTCAAACTACCCGAACTACCAGTAGCCCAAACATGACCCGCAATCAAATCACTGTAGTACACAGTAGCATTATTGCTAGTGGTGTTAGCTGCCCACAAACGTCCATAAGCTGAAATGCAGATGTTGGCGTTAGGAACAGTAGCCACATAACCTGTCTTCTCTGAAACACGGCGGTAAGTGGTTGTGGATACAGCAGGGTCAAAGATCAGTGGGTCGTGACCAGACTGGAAAAAGTAAGTGATTCCATTCAAGGAAGCACATTGCCAGTTATTAGCCGTGATGGTAGGAGCAGACCCCCCTCCCCCATAGGTCAACTCAGTAACAGCATTGCTTGCACCAAGTTTGAACAACTTCAAGTTACCAGCAAACAATACAGTCAAAGTACCGTCAGCTTGCACCAACTCGTGCATAACAGTTACGTCATTTGAGCCAAGGTTGCCAGTAGAGGGATTAAGTGGAGTCCACCCTTTGCGAGAACCAACACGACCATACTGGTCAATAATGCAATTTGATGCGATCAGGGCAAAACCTTGAGACAAATCCAATGGACTGTCCTGAGTGTTTAGCCCATAAAACCCTGGGGCTGAAATACTTGCTATTTCAAGTCCTGTTGCCATTACACCGCCAAAAATTCTTGATTTTCAGGATAACGAGTGCCTTCCAAAGCAATGTAATCAGACAACATTGTTTTGTACAACGCATGAGCCTCAGAAGAACTCAATCCACCATCTTCACCACGCTCAACCAAGGCACGAGAGTAAGCATTCTGAGCCACCAACACATCAGGAACAGCGATAACAGTAGCGTCACTAGACAATGTTGCCTGTGGCACTGTCAGGCTAAAAGGGATGCTGTAAACGCCATCAGGACGAGGATACAGAGTTACCTTGGTGTCATAGCTACCATCTACGCCATCAAAGGCGTAATAGGCGGGAATTCCATTAACAGGGGTAGAGAAGTTCTGATAGCGATTCATCGTAGCAAAGTCCACATTTCTCATGCGGATGTTGCTAGTGACGTTCAATACATCAAGCACTTGAAACTTCTGACCAGCGCCAGTTAAAGCATAAGAGTATGTGCTTGAATTTGTAGATAGGGTAATGGTAGTGCCAAGCACATTCCACGCAAAAGCATCTTCGACTTGACGTTTTGCATCATTAACAAACTTGCCAATCAAAGATGAGTAAGCTGTTTGGGTGACGGTTGAAACGGTTGTTTCACGCAACCTTACCAACACATCATTAACAAGTTCTAGATAAGTCATCTGCTTTTCGCCTTTGCTTTGTTCCTTGCGGATATAGCTTGAGCTTTTGCCTTTGCATCAGCTTTGGAGTTAGCACCCCAAGCCTTTAGCGAAAGAAGCAGTCTTGTCGGTTCACCATCCTTGTACTCTGCACCAGCCATGTTGCCCATGCGAGCCAAGAAACTTGCTCTGCGGGGATTATCCCCTGTTTTCACTGGAGGCTTCAGATTGCCACCAGTTTCTGCATTATAAGAGGCTCTGCCCTTGGCATTCAAGCCGCCAGATTTGCTTTGACCAGCTTTTGTCTGCCAAGTTGGAGATTTCATATTACATCTTCTTTGGTTTTTTCTTGACCTTACCAGCCTCACTCAAAGCAATCGCAATAGCCTGTTTTTGGCTTTTGACGACAGGGCCACCCTTACCAGAGTGCAAAGTACCTTCTTTGTATTCGTTGTATACCTTGCTAATTTTCTTCTCAGCCTTGGTCTTTTTCATAGGGTTTCTCCTTAGTACAGGATTTTGGCAGTGATTGAGCCTGAAGTCCAAGCAGTCACGTTTGCACGAAGATACTTAGGAGCATTAGCCAAAGTGACAAAGCCATCAGCGGTCAAGGCAGTGCCTACAGTGCTGAAAGTTGTTCCATCAAGACTGCCTTGAAGGGCAACAGTGGCAGTTGTGATGCCTGATACATGGAGAATTGCTGGCATACCAGCATCTACCTGAACAGCTTTAGATGCACCTGTAGCGCCGACAGCACTGAGTAAGGTGACAGGAGTGGTTAAAGATGCCATTATTTACCTCTTGAAGATTTTTTCATCATGTTGGTAGCGGTACGACCACCACGCATAGGCATCGCCTTCTTTGGCTTACCAATAGCAACCATGATAGTTACAGGGATACCCTTTTTCTTGCCGTACTCTTTGGCCTCGTTCTCGCCTTTTTCAGAGTAGGGAAACTTCTTTTTTCCGACCATAGGCATAGTTTTCTCCTTATTTCCAGACTCGATCAATGATGAATGTAATCAGGCCACCAACAGCAGAAGCGACCATCATGCCGCCCCAGAAGCCCCCTTTACCCTTGTTGGCAAGTTCCAACAGGGATTTAACATCAGCACTCAATTGGTGCATCTCCTTCTGGAGAGCCTCGACTTGAGCTTCTAATTTGCCGAAATCTCTGGCATCAATATCAGACATTTGCTACCTTTCGGGGTCTACCCATGCGTTTGATTGTTGGGATGACAGGCGCACGAAAGGCGGTATCTGTACGCACAGAATCATGAGACTCTATGGTTACTTCTGGCTCGTCTAACCGCACATAACCTTGATGACCCTTCATAGAATCAATGTCATGTTGCAAGGTGAAAGTCACGGTATTACCTGACTGGAGACAACGAAAAGTAGCCATAAAACCCCTCAAATGAGAAAGGGGGAACAAGTCCCCCTATCCTTACACCATGCGAACAACAACGATACGCAAGGTAGAAGATGCCAAGTCCACTGTAGAACCTGACTCGTTTTGAATGCGGAACTTGACGGTATTAGCGGCTGAGACATAACCTGTCACAGTCAAACCAACAATATCCACACCTAAAGATGCGCCAATAACCATGTCACCCAAGGCGACACCAGCCACTGTTACATCATCTGTTTCACCAGCGCCATCAACTAGGTTGCCAGCGTCAAGGGTTGCTGTGACTGCCCAAGTGTCGGAGAACAAACCCCGAAACTGGTCATTACCACGGCGTGTTACTACTGCTGAAGCGGTTGCCATTTTGATTTCTCCTAATTAGGTTAAAAAAGTCCCCCCACCACTAGGGCGAGGGGCGCAACTGCAATTAAGTAGGAACAACCAAAGCGAACATGGATGAAGACTTGGCTGCACCCACAGAAGCGGCATCACGCAAAGCGGCAACACCGTACAAAGTGTCAGAAGTAAACAGAGTAGCCAAATACTCTTGTTTGTACTGAACTTGTGAACGAACACCAACTTGCTCAACCAGAACCATAGAGTCCTTGTGACCCATCAAGCAGACACGAGCAATTGAAGTACCGCTTGCGGGGTAGGCAGCAGTAGCAGAAGCATGGTCAGCATTGCTAGAAGTGAACACAGGGATACCGTACAGATTACCGATTTCACCGTTGCGGATGGCATCGCCGTTACCGATAAATGCTTGTTCGGTGTAACGAGCCAGACCCATCAAAGTGTTGCGACTTGATGGAGGAATGACGAAGAAACGACCATCCATAGGAGTGTCATTGTCATCCAAACGCTGAATAGTGCGGCGAATAGCGGCATCAGTCAGAGCAGAGGCGTTACCAGTGTTGGTATTGGCTGTGTAGTCAAAAGTGGTTGTACCGTCACCGCCAATGAAGGCAGAACCGTAACGAGCACCAGTAGAACCACCGTTAGCCAAACGACCCAACTGAATCAAGTCGGTATCAACTTGACGAGCCAAGGCGTAGCCAGCGTCACCAGTGTAGAACTGGCGCATAGAGTTCAGAGCTTGGGCTTCCACGATGTCTTCGATCAAGCGGCTATATTCATAATGCTTGTTAATAGACACGTTGACTTCAGACTCATTAGCAGCAATCAAAGTAACTGCTGTTTCAGCGGCCTTGGCAGAAGCAGAACCACGAGTAGGTGCGGGAATGTGAATTGAATCACCTTTCTTGCCCTTGAAGTTCATCTTCATAACAAGGTTAGCAAGAACCAAGTTTTTCTTATAGGCGGCTACGATTTCATCTGACCAAATCTCAGGAATGAAAGTTGCGGCACTGCTGGTAGTCACCGAATTGGTGGGGGAAAATGATGTTGCCATGTTGTATCTCCAGTTAAATCAAAAGTTAAGTTATTTGACCCTACCCTCAGCATATGCTTGCATGATCTCGTCACTCAAAGCATCGTACCGATTCGGGTCTTGCATCTTCAGCCGAATAAGGTCAGCCCTTCGATAGACTTTCTTTCCAGATTCACCAGTACCACCAACATCTACAGATGCGGCTTTGAGATTAGTTTTACGCTGAGTTTCCCCTGCGTCACTTGTCTGTTTAGCCTTAACACCCTTCAATTGCTTGTATGTACTCAGCAGTTCGTTTGCACTGTCATAGTCATATTCACCATCAGCTTTGGCGTACAAACCAAGGCGAATTGGAGAAGATTTCACCCAATTCACAAAGTCTGTATCTTGAACAATCTGACCAAAATCAGGGTGTTCAGCCGCCAGCTTTTGCTGAATCTGCATCTTTTTGAACTCTAAAGCCGCTTGGCGACCCGCAAGAACATCAGGATGGTTATCAACAGTCTTACGAACAGCCGCCTGTGGATTCTCAAAGAAATCTACTTCTGGCTCGTCCTCTTTAACAGGTTGAGGTTTACCCGCAAGGTTTTGCTTAATGAGTTCATCCGCTAATTTGCGTACTTCCCCCACTTCTTGAGCCTGCTTGCCAATCAGCTTTTCTGCCTCTTGGTGCATCTTGATAATGTCTGACAGTTCTTTACCCCGATATTTATCAGGAATGTCATCACTAGCTTGCTCAACTGTGGAATGAAGTTGTTGCTTTTCAACGACTTCTAACTCACTTTGCGTCTCATCTGGGTTATCTATCAACATTGTTTTTCCTTTTTCCTGCCACTTTTGGGTTCTAGGAGACACAACGGCATAAATGCTTATGTTGTGGTTTTGCGTTCAGCATCCAACTTTTCACGGTGTTTGCGGTTGAATTTCATTGCCGCCCCAGGGAAACTCCCTGACCACCCTTCCAAGTTAATGCTTGGCGCTGAGATTGTGCGATTGGCTAAACCACCGCACTCACACTGAACAGATTGCATCTCATAAACACAATACCGTTCAATCTTGTGTCCGTTTTCACAGACAAAATCATACATTCTTTTCATTCAATTCCTCGTAGGCTCGTTCGCTGACCTCTTTTAAGGTTTTCAGCCAAGTCAGGATGGAAAGTTCTCCCTTACGGAACATCAAGGTCTTTTCATCAGGAATAACGCTTATATTATTTAGTGACTCTATCATATTGTCAATGTCAATAGTTAAGTCCTTCCAACCATCTGTTCCCATCATGGAAAAGCGTTCTTCGTAATACTTTTGTAGTTCAGGAGTCATTACACCAATCTTTCTAAGATCATCACACTTGAGGTTTGCAAAGTTACCGCAGACGCATTAACTTCGGTAGCAAACCTGACTTGAAAATTGCCAGCATTTGCGCCATTGGTAATGATTCCTGAAATCCTTGCTGTGTGATTACTGTTGATAGCGGTCACGCCAGTTCCCAATACGTTACCTGTGTTGGTTGCCGCCGCATTAGGAAAAGTAGTTCTTAACTGAGTTGCCGCCGCCGTACTAGTAATTGGAACAACCACTTCCACTGAGCAAACACACCCTGTTGGAGATGTAAAACCAAGGTTTAAACCTGTGGTGGTTGCCGCACTTTGGAATGTTACAAAGCAATCAACCCTATATGTAGCGTTTGCTACCAAAGCCTCAACCAACTGAGTGACATCAGCTAAAGCAGTAGAGGTCGATTGTTGTGTTGACGTTAGCCTATCAATAGTTGGGGTAAAACCACCGCCGCCAGTGGCATTTATCGTAATTGCCGCAGAACCGTTGTAGGTCGTACCCGAACTGAATGTGATGTTTGTGCCAGCGGTCAAAGCATTGGCTACAGAGCCAGAAGAACCAGTTGTGTTTTGATTAAGTGTTGGTACATCAGCGACTTGGATGGTAGACATGACCACATCTGTGCCATTGCCACGCAAATAAGAGCCACTTGTTGTAGCCCCCGCCAACGCATCCATTGCCGCTTGTCTTGTAGTCTCGCCTGTGCCACCATTGGCAAAAGCAACTGTTCCAGTCACATTGGCAGCATTGCCAGCAATATCGCCACTAACAGCACCGCCGCTAATAGCAATAGAGGTGTTTGTGACTGAGGTGACTTGTCCTTGGGCGTTTGTTGTGAGGACTGGGACTGCCGATGCCGAGCCATATGTGCCAGCCGTTCCTGTGTTGGTAATCGAAAACTGATTAGCAGTTAATGTAAGCCCTGTACCCGCCGTATACGATGACCCACCAGCCGCAAATTGCACAAAAACAATTGCCGTTGTACCAACAGTAATAGGCAATGGTGTCTGCTGAACCCATGATGTATTGGCAAGTGTTGAGCCAGCGATGACGTAAATAAAGTCACCAGCATCAATTTGGTCAACTCCAGCGCCTGAAGAATCAAAATCTACTGCTCTGGTTAATTGATATGCAGTGCTTCCATTGCCAACAACCGTAACTGTATAAATACCATTATTTGCTTGTGTTGACTCGTTTTTAACAAGAATACGCTGTCCGACAACTGGTGTCACCCCATCAATGGATAAAGCACCTACTGAATTGCCAGTCAATGTTGCACCTACCCCGCTTGTGCCGTTGTTATAGGTATTGGCGGCTAATGCTGCTGTCGTTGCGTACTGAGCCGCAGTGTGAAAGTTAACTCCACCAGCGATAGAGTCAGCATATGCCTTATTCACAATGTCTGACGATGAAGATGGCGCAGTAGATATTGTGCCTGTTGTCAGCGCCACAGATGTCAGGTTGGTATTTGCCCCACTTGTTGCAAATCCAGTGATTGCGCCACCCAAAGTTAAGTTTCCTGAACTTGTGACCGTACCACTTAAAGTCAATCCACTGACTGTTCCTGTGCCACCAACTGATGTCACTGTTCCTGTATAGGCATCATTTGATGTGACGGTGAAATTGGGGTATGTGCCTGTAATTGCGGTAGTACCAGCGCCAGTCAATGCAACAGTCTGATCTGGTGAACTGTTGGTGATAGTGAAGTTGGGGTATGTTCCGCTAGTGGTTATGCCTGTGCCACCAGTTAGGGCAACAGTCTGGTCAGGGGCAGAATTGGTAATAGTTACATCACCAGTAGCACCTGAAACAGAGATTCCTGTACCCGCAACAGCAGAATTAACACCGCTATTCGTAATGGTGATGCTTCCAGCACCCTCAGAAATGGTTATACCTGTTCCATCAGTTAGTGTGTTCTTTTCCCACAAGTCTGTTGATTCGTTGTAAATCAGGACTTGCCCATTAGTAGCATTCTGAGCCGACACATTGTGCAACTCATCCATCTCATAGCCGTTTTGTACTTTTACGAACAATTCGCCATGTACAGGATGTGCATATTCAACAACAGCAATATAGACCAAATGATTGGGCGCATAAGGCTTTGTGGCTGTCAATGCACCCGCCGTTGTTGGACTCAAATATAGTTGTTGTCCATCAGTAAAGGCAGAAGTATCTACATCAATAACAAGGCCAATGATTGTGACAAAGCCATTTGAGTTATTTGCCAAGTCATCTTTCATCACGCCAAGAGTCTGGGCAGATGTTGCGTCTCCAGTAGCAATGGCTTTTGTAACAGTTGGATGTTGACCAATAGCGCCATTGATATAAACAACTGTACCCTTGGTAAGTGTTGCGCCAGTCGCATTCCTCACAAGACAGACAACATTGGTTGTTGCGGGTACTGATAAATCAACATCACCGCTCATAGTGCTGACAATTACAGTTCCATCAGCAGATGCAACTGAAGTAATAGCACCACCGCCACCACCGCCGTTTACCCATTCTGTGTCGTAATCTGCATTGCTATTTTTGGCAAGAACCTGACCAGTAGTGCCGCCTGTAGGAACACCTACGCCATTAAGACCAGTGTTTCCATCACGACCTGAGTCTCCCTTTTCGCCCTTTACTTCGCCAACATTGATTTCTTTGCCGTTTGACAAGCTAATAACTAGCGTGTCATCAAAATCTACTTTGGCATTGACTACTGAAATGCCATCGTCACCATCTTTACCGTCTTTTCCAGTAGGGCCATCTTTGCCATCACGACCGTCTTTGCCATCCTTACCGTCTTTACCCTTATCGCCTTTGTCTCCCTTTAAACCACGCTCACCTTGCTTACCCTCAAGTTTCTTAACAGTTTGAACTTGTTCGGTAAGTTTGGGTAGTTCTTTGTCTAAAAGAATAGCAATAGCAGAGACTTTCGCCTCTGTGGACGCATCTGAAAGGATAACTTTTTTAAGATTCATTGCTCACCAATGATGCTTTTTAAGAAATCATTGTCCTTTTGGGACTGATTTTGTTTGTCCATCATCTGCATTTCAACAATCTTTGCCTTGTTTTGGATGTCAGATTCTTTCAAAATCAACTCAGCAAGTTTGACTCTCTTATCAAACTCACGAGAAGCAGCGTCATCTTCATTAGGCAAGTTCTTAGTAGTTGCACCCAAAACCTTGGCTTGAACTTCTTGAGGCATCAACTGTGCTTCCATAGACAGTTTTACAGCATTTGCCTTGTTTTCTTCAGCCTGAGTCGTGTTGACAGCAATCTGAGCCTGTGCCGCTTGCATAGCCAACTGAGCTTGCATTTGCTCCATCTCTTGTGCTTGAGGGTTAGGCTTGCTCATCTCATCCAAAGCCGC